CGTGGCTGCGCCCCCAGTTGGTATTGCCAATCGGCTCGTAGCCGTTGGCCATGCACCACAGGGCGATTGCCGCCCATTCGTGCGCCGTCATCAGATGCCAGCCTGCGCCTTTTGCACTACAGGCGTTGCGGGCGGCGGTGTGATCGAGCGAGGCGCGGGGATCTTGCCGCGGCGCGCTGACAGCGCCGGAGCCGGACGCAAGATAGGCGCCGATGAATATCTCGCCCTTGATGCTGCCGCTGCCAAAATCGAACGCCGTTATATCGCCTGCGCCCATGTCAGTTGTCATGCCAATATCGGCATAGGTAAAGCGCGGCAGCACGAACATAGCATTGGCGTTGCCAGCGCTGTCGCGAATGATGGTCTGGCGGCCGCCGGTTGCCCGCTCCAGGGCGTAGCGCTCCGCATCGAGGATGGTGGCGCCGCCCACGCGCATCAGCGAGCCGGTCCCGGCTTCGGCCGTGGCATTGGCGGCCGCAGCGGCGCGATCCGCTTCGGTCTTTGCCCGGTCGGCTTCGACCTTGGCGCGGGCCGTCTGCCCCTCGCCCTCGCTGGCGACTTTCTTCCAACTGGGGATGGTGGTGTTGGCGCCGGTGTCCGGGTTGAGAATGGACACATCCCCCGAGCCGGTCAGCCAGGTCATCATGCCGTCAAACCAGGTGCGGTACTTGCCGACCAGGGAGGCCAGGTCGGCGGCAAACTGGCTGATGGTCGAGGTGCGGGTGATGTCGATCCGGTACGGCTGATTGGCCATGGTGCCGCCGCGATAGGTATCCACCAATAGGATCTCGGTGTCGCTGACCACGGTATCGACCTCATAGGCCGCGTTGTCCGGGCCATAGAAGGTGTGCCCCTTCTGGATCGGGAGGGTGCCGGTTTTCCACTTGGTGCCAAAACCGGTGATGGTCTTGCTGCCATTCGTCACCGTCACGTTGCCGGTGCGCTGCCAAAGTCCTGCCATGATTGCTCCTAATAAAAAAGCCCAACACAAGGTTGGGCGTGGTGAATGGTGTTAATGCTTTGAGACGATGATGGTGCATGAAGCAGAGTTGTTCCCCCCACTCCCAGACCATGTGAACTGCACGACATGGTTTTGGCCGGCGGGGAGGTACATCGTATGGCTGCCCGTCACGGTGTTGGAACTAATAGTCCCGGCCACATCGGTTATCCTTGCCTGGAATTGACGGACCGCCACCCCATTTACCCACGCAGTCACCGTCGTGGTATCTCTCCCTGAATTGGCAATCATCGAGAAAGCTATATCCCTGCCGTATGCGGACGACCCAAGGTTAATTTGCGCCTGATTCGAGGCGTCATACACCCTGACGATATCCCCCGTAATTTGGGCTGCGCTCAGGTTGCCGAGGATCTGACAGTTTTCCCTGATGGTGACATTATTCATGGTCCCCGAGTTGGCCAGCACATTGCCCTGGAAGGTGCCGCTCTCGAAATAGACGCCGCTGCCATAGATGCGGCCATTGGAGTCAATACCCGCATTCCAGCGCTTACCATAGGCACCAAACGAGCCGTTTGGATTTTCACCGAGCCAAAGGTCACCGCCCCTGAACGAGCCACCTTCTACCAATGCACCAACCAGATGCTGGACGTTGATGTACTTGGCGATCACGTTGCCGATCTCCGCCGTGTCCATCAATGCGTGGTTCATATAGACGGTGCCGTTTTTGACGACGAATGGATTGCGCTTGGAGGTGACCCCCGCGGCACGAGAGAGCACGGCAAACACATCTGCGTCGATCACGAACGAGCTCAACACCGAGCCGTCAGCGTTGAGCGTGACAGAGAGGCCAAAGCCCCCGCCCTCGCCGTTTACCTGCGCCTTGGTGTACCAGCCCGCCGACACCTTGCCGGCGGTGTCAGCTTGCGCTTCTGCCACGGTCTGCACGGCGGCGCTCAGGGTCTGTCCCTGCTGCGTCACCTGGGCCTGCACCGTGTCTACCCGCTGGCCGAGAGCACGATCAGCATCAGTGCGAGCTTGCTGCTCTGACTGCACCGCAGAGGACAGGGTCTGCCCCTGCTGCGTAACCTGCGCCTGCACCGTATCCACTCGCAGGCCAAGAGCACTATCAGCATCAGTTCGGGCCTGCTGTTCTGACTGCACCGCAGAGGACAGGGTCTGCCCCTGCTGCGTAACCTGCGCCTGCACAGTGTCGACTCGTTGCCCCATGGCAAGGTCTGCATCGCTCAGGGTCTTGCTGGTCTGCTGCAGGGCCGCGTTGGTCTGGCGATCTCCCTCCTGGTACTCGGTCTTGAGTTGGGTGATCTGCTGGGCGGTCGACTGCTCCACCCCGGCGATCACTTCCCTCACCTCCGTCAGCTCGGCAGCGGTATCCGCCGCGGCGCCAGCGAACTCTGCCCGGAACTGGGTCACCTCTCGGGCCAGTGCCTGGTGTTCGTTCGCCTGCGCCTCCTGGCGTTGGGTGATCTGGGCGCGCGCCTTGCGGTTGCGGGTTTCGCCCTCTTCATCCGCCAGGGTGTTGCCGAGACCGGCCAGGGCTGCCAGATCGACCTCTGCTGCCAGCTCGTCCTGCTTGCCGGCCAGCGCCTTACCCTGCTCGGAAACGGCCTCGGAGAGGCCACCCACGCTGGCATTGGTCTGATCGGTTTTGGTGTTGAGCTGCTGCAGGGCTTGACCGGTGGCCTGCTGGCCGTCACTGACCACCTGGGCCAGGTTGGTCAGGCTGGAAGACTGCTCGCCGGAGGCGGTCTGGAGCTGGCCTATCTGCTCGGCCAGGGCCTGATCGCCCTGCGCCTGGGTGCGCTGGGTCTCCAGAATGGCCGCATTGAGTGTTTGATCATCCTGCGCCAGGGTGGCCTGCAGCTGGGTAACCCGCTCGCTGAGCGCCTTGTCTGCATCGCTCAGGGTCTTGCTAGTCTGCTGCAGGGCTGCGGTGGTTTGACTGTCTGCCGCCTGGTACTCAGTCCTGAGTTGGCTGATCTGCTCAGCCAGCGTCTGATCTCCCTGCGTTTGGGTGCGTTGGGTCTCCAGAATGGCAGCGTTGAGCGTTTGATCATCCTGCTCCAGGGTGGCCTGCAGATTGGTGACCCGCTCGCTCAGCGCCTTGTCAGCATCGCTCAGAGTCTTGCTGGTCTGCTGCAGTGCCGCGTTGGTCTGGCGGTCCCCCTCCTGGTACTCGGTCTTGAGTTGGGTGATCTGCTGGGCGGTCGACTGCTCCACCCCGGCGATCACTTCCCTCACCTCCGTCAGCTCGGCAGCGGTATCCGCCGCGGCGCCAGCGAACTCCGCCCGGAACTGGGTCACCTCTCGGGCCAGTGCCTGGTGTTCGTTCGCCTGCGCCTCCTGGCGTTGGGTGATCTTGGCGCGCGCCTTGCGGTTGCGAGTTTCGCCCTCTTCATCCGCCAGGGTGTTGCCGAGACTGGCCAGGGCAGCCAGATCGACCTCTGCCGCCAAGTCATCCTGCTTGCCGGCCATCGCCTTACCCTGCTCGGAAACGGCCTCGGAGAGGCTACCCACGCTGGCATTGGTCTGATCGGTTTTGGTGTTGAGCTGTTGCAGGGCTTGGCCGGTGGCCTGCTGGCCGTCACTGACCACCTGGGCCAGGTTGGTCAGGCTGGCCGACTGCTCGCCGGAGGCGGTCTGGAGCTGGCCTATCTGCTCGGCCAGGGCCTGATCGCCCTGCGCCTGGGTGCGTTGGGTCTCCAGAATGGCCGCATTGAGCGTTTGACCATCTTGCTCCAGGGTAGCCTGCAGCTGGGTAACCCGCTCGCTCAGCGCCTTGTCAGCATCACTCAGGGTCTTGCTGCGCTCCTCCAGGGCGGCATTGGTCTGGCGATCTCCCGCCTGGTAATCGGCCTTGAGCTGGCTGATCTGCTGGACGGCGGACTGCTCTACCCCGGCAACCACTTCCCTCACTTCGGTGAAGTTGGCAGCGGTAGCGGCCTTCTCTCCTTCAAAGCGAGCATCGAGCTCGGTCACCTCGCGGGCCAAGGCCTGGTGCAGGTCAAGCTGCACCTTTTGGTCGTGGCGGATAGACGCCTCAGCCTGGCGATGACGCTGCTCCCCTTGCTCGCCGGCGAGGGCATTGGCGACGCCCGCTTCGGCGGCCTGATCGGCGGCCCGAGCCGCCAGATCCAGGGCTGCGGCGATCTCGTCAAAACGGCCGGCGGTGATCCCGCCAGCATCCTCGACCACCTCCTCCAACACTCGGATCTTGCCTTCTGCGGTGTCGGTTCTGGTCTCGACCCCGCTGACTCGCAGCGCCAGCACCTGGTCTGCATCCGCACTGACCCTGGCCACATCGGTGATGTTGGCCTGCAAGGTTTTATCGTCCTGCTCCAACTGGGCCTTGAGGCCAGACACCTGGGCGGCCATGGCCGAGTTGGCATCGCTGTTGGCGGTGATCCGCTGTTCAGCAACGGCAAGCCGTTCCCCTTGAGCGGTCACGGTAGACTGCGCGGCTTTCTGCGCCAGCTCTCCCTTGGTCGCATCGAGCGAGTTGCTGACGCTGGTCAGGCGCTGCTGCTCGTCGGAAAACTCCTCCTTGGTCACGGCCTGGTCCAACGAACCCTTTACTGCATCCAACTCGCTGCTGACGAGGGTCAGCCGCTGTTGCTCGCCAGCAAACTCCGATTTGGTGACCGTCTGAGTCAACTTGGCATTGACGCCGTCCAGCAACTGTTCCGCCTCGGTCAGCCGCTGCCATTGGGCATCCACCACGGCATGATCTGCCTTGGTGGCGATGGTGCCGCTGGCGGCATCCAGCTTCTGATTGACTTCGGTAAAGCTGGCGTGAGTTTCGTCCCGCAGCGCCCTCACCGCATCCATCTCGATCTCACCAGTGCCCGGATTGACGGTGAAGATGGCATCGCGCAAATCCCCCATCTCCGCCTGCACCCGGTCCAGCTTGCTGTGCAGCTTGTCCTGCTGCAGGACGTTATCTATGCCCATCGAGCCCAGGTTGAGTTGCTCATCCCGCAGCAACGCCTCTGCCTGTTTAGAACGGTCATCCAGCGCCGACAAGGCGCCACCCAAGTTGGTCAGCTCGTGGCTGATCTCAGGCACCCGCTCGGCAATGGGTTTGATCTCCCCCACCACTTGGTCGAGATCAACCAGGGTGGCATCCAGCTCAGCTAGCTCATGGCTGAGCACCGGCACCCTGTCAACGATGGGCCTGATATCCGCTACCACCCCCCCGAGATCAGTCAGCTCCTCGCTGATGCCAGGGATCAACTCGATAGGATTGCGCAGCTCTTCGCGCAGGTGCTCGGCGCCGATTTCCCCGTCCAGCACATCCAGGATGGAGGCGGCGTCGTAGCTGGTACGCGCCCTGGCCGCGAGCAGACCCGACTTGCCATAGGCGTTGACCGCCCGCAGCCAGACGAAATACTCGGTATCCGGGCGCAGGCCCTGCAGCGTCATGTAGCTGGCGATCCCCGCAGGGATGGCTTTTGCCATCGCCTCGCCGAGGGGGTGATCGATATGGCTCCACCACCATTCGCACAGCACGCTGAAATCATGGCCGCCAGCAAACAGAGGGCGTAGGGCCAGAGACCAGTTGCCCGCCTCCACCTCCACCCCAACCGGCGTTGCTGGCACGGCGATAGTGAAGTTGACCGCGGCCACCGGCGAATGGGCACCGGTCAGCGCCACGGCGCGCACTAGGGCGGCATAGTTGCCGGCAGCCAAGCCGTTGACGCGGCAAGACTGGCCAGGTACCTGGGCGGTCATCACGGTGACCGGAGCAACGCCCTGTGCCAGGCGCTGCACGATCACCTGGTTGTAAGCCACGGTGCCGGTGTTGCGCCACGACAGCACCCCTTGCAGGATTTCCCCCATCTGCTCCAGCTCGTAGCGCAGCAGATCGGGCATGGCCACACCGCCGGTGGGTAGCTCGGTGATCTCCGGGCGCGTCATGGGCTTGCCGATGGCATCGGCCCAGAACAGTGGGGAATCCTCCCGCAGGGTCAGATCCACCCCGTTGTTGAGGCTGAAAGCCCAGTCGCTGACCCGAAACTCCGGCCCCTGAATACCCAGCGCTGGAATATAGACCTTGATGGTCTGACCGGGCCGGTAGCGCCAGCCTGACAGATTGACGCTGCAGGTGAGGGTGCGGGCGTTGCGGCGCTGGCGCAGGATGATATTCGCCAGGCGCTGGGCCTGGTGCTCGCTGGTGACGCAGCGCAGATCGAGATCTTCGATCAGTGGCTGACCGCCGTCCTCTTCGACCCACTCCGCCACAATGACGGCGGGGAAGTCAGTTTTTTTAAAGGTGACCGGGTCGACGAAGGTACCCGCCACCTGGTTGATCTTGTCGCTGCTGGGGGGCTCCGGTAGCAGTTCCATATCGCCGACAATCTGGTGAGCACGCAACTCGTCGCTGGCGGGGCCGTAGTAAGCTCCGGCGATGATGCCGTGCTTGCCGCCCACATAGGTCGGCTGAGCGGCGCAGGCCATGTGCATGGCCTCCAGCACCTTGACGCGCGCCTCCCCCAGATCGAACTCGACATCGAGGCTGTAGCGCGGTTCGGTGCCGCCGCCAGGGATGGCCACCAGTTCGTCACAGATGTTCGCGGCCTGGACAAATTCGTCGAGGCGCAGCTCATCGTCCGGCACGCTGAGCCAGGTGCGATAATAATCAAGGATCACCAGGGCGGCGTTGCGGCTGTGCTTCCACTGGCCATCGCGGGGATCCCACACCTCCTTGCCGAACTTCTCGATCTTGATGTTGGGCAGGCCGGCCGGGAACTTCTCGGCGTCGAACTTGAACGAGATCCGCAACCAGGTGATACCCTGACCGATCATGTCATCCTGCCAGTCGGCGCAGTTTGCCAGCATGAAAGGGTCGCAGGTCTGCCGATCGACGTGCAGCTCGTAGCTGACCAGATCCCCGAAGGTGCCGATCAGATCATCGCCCAGCCAGATGTCTCCGATACGGCTGAGCTTGTGGCCGGAGATCACCAGGGCGACGTGTAGCCACTCCCCCTCTTCCTGCTCCCCCTTCTGCTCGGCAGCAAAGCTCATCAGGCCGGAGGAAACCACCCTGCCATAGATACAGGTCTTGTCGCTGGCGGCGGCCCGCAAGATCTGGCTGCGCTCGCTGGCGCTGCGGTAGTCCCCCAGGCTAGGTTTCTTGGCGGTGATCATCATGGTGGCGCTGGCTACCGCCGTACCGATGGCGATGGCGGTCGCGGTGCTGACCACCAGGGCCGAGCCCGCACCGGCGGCGACACCGGCAATAACAGGAATGGCAACAGCGGGCATTACTCGACTCTCCAGGCTGACAGGGGAACGACATCGGGGATGGGGCGGGCTCCCTGTTCGGTCATGGCCCATACCTGACCCGCCCACATCACGGCGGCGGTCTGGCCTTGGGGCCCATCAAACACCAGGGCGTCGCCGCGCTGAGCCATGGCCACCGGAACCCGCTCAAACAGCGCATCGAGGGCGGCGGCGATGCTGCCGTGAGCCTTGACCAGTACCCGCTTGGCGCCCAGCTCGGTGCTGTAGCGGCCGCGATAGGCGGCGGCGGGATCCTTGTCACAGGCGGCCAGACAGACATCCGCCACGAACAAACAGCAGTCGTTTTCACCCCAACAAAAAGGCCGCTCGGAGGCGGCCTGAATGCACTGGATGATGCGGAGTTGCCAGTCTGGATGGCGCATGGTCAGTCCTTATAAACGAAGCCGGGGGCGTCCTTCTTCGAGCCCCAGAAAATAGATTTGTCGGCCATCTCGTTCTGGTAGCGGAAGAAGCGATCATTGGGGTAAATGCGGCGGTGACTCTCGTCGGTGCAACGCAGGTTCAGCCCCTTCTGCCAATCCTCGAAGATGTTGGAGATGGTGAGCTGAATGGTGTTGGTCTTGCCGGCCTTGATAGGGGTCTGGGCGATCCGCCCCTTGAACTGCAGGCTGGCATTGAGCGGCACCCCATCGGGGCCCATCACCACCAGGTAGAGCCAGGCCATTCGATCCACGATGCGCTCGCGCATCACCTCGGCCAGCATGCTGTCGTCCAGGCCACCCAGGGCCACCGTCAGCTTGGTGGGCGAGGTGGAAAGCTGCTCTTTCTGGGGGCCGACCGACCCCATGGAGCCCACGCCGTAGTAGGTCTCCCCGCCGATCACCAGGGGCCCAAGGCCGGAGTGCACGCGGCTGATGCCGCTCACCAGATCCAGCTTGAGCGCATAGAGCGCCGAGACGTGGGGCTGGTTCAGCGCGGCGATCACATCGGGGTCAAGGCCAACGATCATGGGTAGAAGCTCTCCACGAAGGACAGGGACACATCGGTAAACACACCGGGGGAGCGCTGAAAGGTCACCGCCTTGTCGTCCCGCAACATGAACACCCCGCTGGGACGGCTCACCGAAAGAGGGGTGCCGGAGGGGTAGTCACCACGCAGCATGGGGGCGACCCGGATCAGTGCGCCACCGCTCAGGTCGGAGGTGACATCGGCCAGCACCCGCTTGAGCTCATCACCGATCTGGATCCAGTCGCCGACCTGTAAAACTTTGGTGCCCGGCGTCCAGCCGCGACTGGTAAACATCTTGCGCATCGCCAGCGCCTCCGTCACGACCGGGACGCCGCGCACCGGCTGGGGACTACCGACCAGCCGAGCCCCAAAGTCCCAGAGGCGCACCCTGCCAGCCTGCCCATCCAGGGAGAAGACCAACGCCTCCAGCCGCCGGGCCTTGTCCACGGGCAATCCCTTGAAGCTGACCTGCATCACGACTTTCGAACCAGGGGTTTCGAGCGTCTGCACCGAGCCCGTCCAGGGGGACTCAAAGGATCGAGTCATGCTCTCCAGCCCCAGGCTCATCTCACCGGGGATCAAGTCCACCGGCCAATCAATTACCTCAGCCATACGTCCTTACCCTATCAGTTTGCGGATCTGGCCGTAGCTAGACACATCCTCAACCACCATCTGATAACCCTGCCTGGCGCCCGCTTCTGCGCCTTGCCGCGCGGCCTGCTCGCAGGCGAGGGCCAGGGCCGCATCGCCAGCACCGGACACCGCCAGATGTTGGATGACCGTCACCCCACCACCGCCCCCGCCCTGCCCTGCTGCCCGCTCAAGAATGGCGGCGCTGTCTCGGCGGCTGGTCACATTGGCCGGACCGCGCACCAGGGTGCCGTTGACGAACTCATCGCCAAGCTCAGACACGATGCCGAACTGGTTGGCAGGGATGTACCCGCCCTTGTCGAACATGCCGGCGATGGCCTGCCCCGCCACCATCCCCGCCGAGGCATAACCCATCGCCTTGACGCTGGCGGCGAGGCCGAGGCTGTACGGCGGGGGGAATGCCGCCAGCGCCTTGGCCGAGGCCTCTTCGGTCGACACGATGATCGACGGAATAGCGGCGGCCTTCTGCATGGCAAACAGCGCCTTGTAGACGCCGGTGTGCTCCATGCCTGCCTGCTGCATCGCCGAGGTAGTGATGCTCATCTGCTGCTGGGTGAAGCTCAGCAGCTCGGCTGCAACCGTGGCCTGGTACTCGCGCTGCTTGTTGACCCGGTCGTTCTCGATCTGCAGCAGGCGGGCCTGGTGATCCTGCTCCAGTTGCTCACGGGCACCGTACTGCTCCATTTGCAGTTGCATCTGCAGCTCGTGATTGCCGGCAGCCGCATCGTAGGCACTGGCATACTGCTGCTGCAGGCGGGCCTGGGCATCTTGCCAGCGGCTCGACTCTTCGATAATCGAGGCGCCGTAAGCCTCCTGGGCCTGCACGGCCCGGGCGTCGTACCACTGCTGATCAACTCCAGCCAGGGCGGCATTGCTGTTTTCCAGCAACGCCTGGCGCTTGGCCAGCTCACGAGAGATCTGGGCGGTTTCCTCACGGAAAGAATCGACCGCGGCATAGTTGGGGGCCTTGGCTTTCTTCGGTGCCTTGGGGGCATCCGGGATCGCCACCACCCCGACCGGGCGGCCAGCGCCAGGCGCAGGCAAGGGCGCCTCGCCATCACCTGCCGTTGTGGCTTCGGCAATCTTCTGGCGGAGCAACCCGAGGTTCTTGAAATAACCATCCCAGCCGTTGCTCTCGCCGATGTTCAGAAACGACTTAACCCGTTCCTCAGCCTGAGACAATGCCTCGCCCATTTGCGCAAGATGGCCAAAGGCGGGAGCGGCCGCACCTTCATCACTGGACGCAGCGATAAACGCCTTCTCGGCCTCGTTGTAGTCGACGCGAGCAGCGAACAGGTCGGCACGGGCCTTGAGGTAAGGCGCCCGCATCGACTCGTTCATCAGGGGCTCGACCTTGTTGATCGTCTGGTCCACCCACTGCATCAGCGCTTGCAGTGCGCGGCTGGCCTGCTCCACGCCATCAATCACGTAGAGCGCGATCCCCTTGCCCAACTCGGCAAAGCCGCCCTTGGCCTCGGCACTGTCGGTGATCCACGTCCTGATCAGGCGGGAACCCTCCGCCACGGCCGGAGCCATGCTGGCCTTGACCTGCTGCCAGAGCGCCCCCATTACCGACACCAGTCGATCCAGTTCGAGACGGGCATCGCGCACGGCGGCGAACTGGCCACCGGTGAGCGCCATCCCCATCGCCTCGATGCTGTCGGCAAAAGTCAGCAGCTCCCCGTTGCGGGTGTAGAGGGTATCGAACAGCTCGGCGGCGGCGTCGTTCAGCTCATCGAGCCAGAATCGTGCATCGCTGGCGCTCATCTTCTGCAGCTCGGCGGTGAAGCGGCGCAGTTGCTCGTCCGGCGAGAGGGCCGCCCAAGACTGCGCCGACTGGCCGATCTGCTTGAAGAAGTCCGCCATGGGGCCGCCACCGGTCTTGGCGGCGTCGGCGATCTTGACGTTGAGATCTTTGATCACATCCGCCAGCCGCTCACTACTGGAGCCCGCCCACTCTGCGGCCTGGGCGTAGGCATGCCACTGCTGCGCGGCAATGCCCACGTTGCGGCCGAGCTGGGCAGTCTGGTCCAGCGAACTGTACGCGGCCTTGATGCCCGCGAGGGCAGCCCCCGAGCCGAGGGCAATCAGCGCACTGCGCAGGCTGAATATCTGCGCGATCGTGGCCTGAACGCCACCGGCCACCGCCTTGGCACCGGTGACGATGCTGCCGCCAAAGCTGGTGAAGTCGTCTCGGGAACGTTTCAGCTCGCTGCGAAACTGTGCAGCATTGAGCCCCAGGGTGGTGACCAGGGAACGAAGTACGGCCATGGGGGCTCCTTACCAAAGCAGCGCCTTGACGGCAAGCCGGGACTCTTCTGGTGTGATGGTGTTGGGGTCTTTCGGGGTGGGGTGCAGACGTTCGTGCTCAAGCCAATACCACGCCAGCCAGGTATTCAATTCGGAGACCGGCAAGGCCATGATCTCCGTGATGCTCTTGTGTAGATTCAGCGCCAGGCGGATCACCAGCTTCATGGTGTCGCTGGCGCTTATTCGTTTTTTTCCTGCTCCAGTGCCTTCTCGCCCATGTGGTTGAGGCGCTTAGCCACCGGCAGCAGCCGGTCAACCAGGGATATGGGCATGGCGTCCATCAGCTGCGGCACATCGTCTTGGGTAGCCAACGGCTCTCCGTCGTCGTTGACCATACAGGCCACGAGCAGGGAGACCATCCACTGGAACGGGTTGTCGATCAGGGGGTGGCCGCTGAGTGGGTCAAAGTTGCGCTGCTGGTAATCCTGCAGGCCGGCGACGGACATCTCACGCACGATGATCTCCATGTCGTCCCCAAACTCTGGGGCCGGGACACGCTCATGCCGATAGGCCAACTTGTTGAGCAGGACCAGCGCCGTGACGGTGGTACTCTTGGGTTTCTTCGCTGTCATGTTCGATTACGCCCCCACCTTCTTGCCCCAGGTCACTTGGCCGTTTTGCTTGCACGGCACCACCCAATCGATAGTCTTGTCTCCCCCGGTCTCATCGCGCATATAACCCAACAGCACGACCTCATACTCGGCGGTCACCTTGTCAGGCCACTCGTGCTGGATGATGACGATCTTGCGCGCCCGTGCGGCAGCAAAGAACGCTTGCTGACCTTCGTCGGCGTCATAGGCTTTACCCTTGAGCTCCTTGTCCGGGCCATCGAACAGGCCGGCGATATAGCGTTTGGAAGTGTCCTCCAGGGTGGTTTGCTCCAGAGTCGGAGTCTTCTCGCCGACCTGGCCGATGGAGATGGTGCCAGGCACCTGCTGGAAGGCCGTAGCGGCGCCCTTCTCCTTGAAGAAGGTCAGGGTGCCGGCACCCAGGACGGCGTCTTGCTGGGATGCTGGAGTGGTCATGCTCTATTTCTCCGATTGGTGGTTTGGATCTCAACGATGGCGCGCAGCTCGCTGCCGCCCTCGCTCTTGGCGTCCCGCGCATCGAGCACGGTCACCCGTTGAAACTGATCGGTGGTGGTGCCGTCCAGGGCGGAAAGCCGGTTGGCCAGCTCGTCGAGCTCCGTGCGGCGGGTGGCGAACAGGTCGATCTGCCAGTTGTGACTCTGCAGGGTGATCCCGCCCTCCAGGGTGCGGGCGGCTTGCACCGGCGAGGTGAGGAAGTAGCCCGCCGCCGGCAGCGCGGCCTCTTGAGGCACGGTGCCGGGGTATGGCTCAATGCCCAGGGCGCCGCTGATCAGCCGGTGAAACGCTTCTCTGAAAATCATCGCAATGCCTTGTCGATGGCCGCTGACAGCGTGGTGCGCTGGATCTCGAGCGCATCCTCGATATGGCGGTCAAATGCCGGGCGGATAAAAGGGCGCGCCTCGATACCGGGGTGAATAAGAATCTCTTGCCCTGGGCGGTCGCGACGCAGGTGGGCGCGCTTCTGCGCCTTGGCAGAATCGCTGTGCTTCTTGAGGCTGGCCCCCGAGGCGAGGCTGTGCTCGCGGGTGCCGTGCTCCAGCCAATAGGCGTACACCGGGGCGTCGATGGCCTTGCCTGCCGCCACCTGCACCTTGTAGTTCTTGAACACCCCGACCGAGGCCACCACATCGGCCCAGGTGGGATTGCGCGGAATGCTGACCCGCAGCTTGATGCTCTCGCCAAGCTGACCGGTGTCGTGGTCCCAGTTCTGTTCGTACAGCAACTGGGTATCGGCCAGCACCGGCTGAGCCGAGGTACGGGCGACTTCTCGCAGCACCTTCTTCTGCACGGCCAAATCCAGGTTGGCGAGTTGGCTTTCCAGCTCATCAAAGCCGGACACATCGAACGAAGTGGTCATGGGTCGACCCTCTCGGCGGTGATGGTCAGCCAGGCGCGGCGCTGGTCTGGCTGCGCCAGCTTGATGTCCAGTACCTCACCCGATACCGCCAGCCGGATGCGCTGCGCGGTGGTCACGCCAGGACGGTGGCGAATGCGGATGCTGTACTGCCCCTCACTCACCTCTCGCCCGGCCCGCATCTGTTCACGACCGCCGATCATCTGCACATCCGCCCAGATGGGGCTGGATTCATCCCAGCCATCGAGAGGCTGGCCAACGGCATCGCGGCCAGTCTGACGGGTCAGCAGGGTGATGCGGTCTCGCAAGCGGCCTGCAGGCATGTTTCCTCCGGCAATAAAAAAACCCGCCATGATGGCGGGTTTATGTTGCTGATTAAGTTACCAGTCTGAACGACTGGCGGTGAAGCTACTCTTCATTTCATCACCAAACTCAAGAAGCTTAGGTTTCACAGCATCCAGATCCCCTCGAGTTTGAATCGGTAGTTCCATGGCGGGATACGACCCAAATTCACTGACAGTTGCAGGCATGTCGAGAAGAAGGTTTTTAAAGTCTGTTTTAAACTTACCGTCTTTAGTCTCAACCTTCATCGTGAACTTAACTCTCCAGGATGCCTTACCAATACATTCGAAGCCGGCACATGGATAATTGATCATGCCATTGCCAATCAAGACTCCATCAGCAGCATTTTGATACTCGATGACCGACTTGGCTGATTTAAAGTTTTCCGCGATCCACTTCAGAGAGCCCTCATAAATCTGTCCCTTTGACATGTTAGGAACATCATAGATTTGAGAGAACTCTCTATCTGATGGGTTAATAGGCATATCCGCAGGGGAGGTAACACATCCACTTAAGCCAACAGCCACTGCCACCGAAAGACACTTTTTCATCCTATCCTCCTCTAGAACAAAGGTAAGTAGGATATCGTTTGAAACCAATCGCATTCAATGTAAATGCACCATGGAACAGTGATCAATCCCTCACAACTCAGGATACAGAATTCGGTACGGGCCCAGCAAATGGGCATAGGCCATGGGCACTTCGCTGACGGTGATGCCGGTGACAACGGTCTCCCGATTCTCATACATCTGGGCGGCGTGCATCAAAATGGCTGCCACCACCGCCTTGTTGTCGAGGGTCAGGCCGTAGCTGTCGCCCTCAGGCACCAGCTCCCCCGCCGGGTAGAGCTGACGGCCGATGTAGTTGGCGGCGGCCTGTTCTGCGGCCCCCAGGTATACCTCCAGCAGCTCGTCCTCGGCGGTATCGTCGGCATCGAGCCGTAACTGCTTTTTCAGCAGCACCACATCAAGTAGCGGCACTGGTGCCTCCCCTGCCCTTGCGGGGCGGCTTCTTGTCGGGGTCGGCATTGCCATCGGTGGCGTATCTAGCATACCCCGCCTGTACCAGCTCGTCCGCCTCTGCCTGATTGGCAACGGTCAGGAGATCCCCTGCGTTGCCGCTGCGCTCGCCAAACAGCGAGGTCGTCAGAATGACGTGCATCGCGCACTCCTTTCGGTTCCTGTATGCCGGGGGCCAGTGGCCCCCGGTGTGGGATTAGGCCTTGACGGTCAACACCTTGACGGCGGCTTTGTCTTCGAGCAGGGCGTCGAAGCGGTGGAACATCAGGAAACCGACCATGCCGAACTCGGCATACTTCTCGGTCAGGCGGCGCAACTCCATGCCTTTGACGCGGCGGATCTGGAGGTAGCTGAAATCGCCGTAGGCCACCGCCTTGGCATTCGCGGCCACATCGGGCATCCCCTGGTCGATCTGGTACTGGTCGCCGTCGATGGTGGCGGGTGCCACGCCCGCAATATCAGGCAGCCAGAGCGGGCGCCCCTGTCCATCTTTCATCAGCTTGAGGCCGAGCAGGGTGTTGTCGTTGAACAGCCAGCGGGCAGTGCCGGCACGGTAAGCCGGATCCACCGCGTGCTTGAGGGCCAGCAGGTCGGCATGGGCGATCGCGCCAGAGGCCGCCGAGGTCTTGCCGCCGGTGACCTGGTTCAACAGCCCCTTGATGTTGTTGCCGGTTCCGTTGCCGGTCAGCAGTTGTTTAGCCTCGCCACGACCCAGACGGGAGCCGATGCGGCGGGCAATCAGGCCAGCGATATCGACGCCAGAGTCCTGAAGCAGCTCGTCGGAGATCTTGACGATATTGGAGGTCATCTTCTTGGCACCAATGACCACCTGACCAAACTCCATGTCCTGCTCGGTGCTTTCCTCCTTCTCGCCGATCATCACCCCCTCGTCGGCGGTGCCGTCGGTGATCGCCCAGGTGATGGGGTTGCCGCTGTCGGTCTCGAACACGGTGGCGATGTTGGCGAGGCCGCCGAACGCCTTCATGGCCTCGGCCACCCGGTTGCGGAACTCGGTCGGCACGGTGAAGCCGCCCTCGGAGCCGGTACCAACCGTCTGGGCGCGCATCTCTTTAAACAGCTGACGCTGTTCGGTATCGAGCGCACTGAAGCCACCACGCAGCATGGTGTCGAGCACCTTGATCTGGCGCGCTTCGGTGACACTGGTGTCGGTGTCGATCGGGGAGCGGCGCTCGGGGTCGCTGTTCAGGTCGTCGGTGTCCAGGCTGAGCAGCTGCTCCTCCCGGGCGATGGCCGCATCCAGATCCCGCAGCTCTTGGTTCATGTCCCCCCACTGCTTGGTCAGGGCTTCATCCCAGCGCTTCTCGCTGTTCTCGTCGTGCAGTTTGCGCATCTGACCGGCGATGGTGGCGCGCTTCTGCTTCATTTCGTGCAATTTCATGGGCACTGCTCCGTTAGGACAATAAAAAACCCGCCGAAGCGGGTCATGGTTTACAGCGCAGTCATGCGCCGATCAGGTTCAATTCTCGCTCTCGGCGCTCGCGATCCTCAGCGGCAAGGGCACGGGCTTCGGTGGCCAGGTACTCCTGCATGGATCGGGAGGCGGCGGCAGAATCCGGGTAAGCCGGGAAGGCCACCGGGCCGACATCATAGAGGCGGGCAAACTTGGTGATCTCGCGGATCAGCAGGCCATCATCGTCGTAGTACCAACGCTCGCCATCGTGGGCCACCCGGAAGTTGAACGAGCTACCGTCGATGTCTCCCCGCTGCAACGGGGCCAACACCAGATCCCGCACCGTCTGGGTGTCCGGGGCGTCGATCTCGTAGCGCAGGCCGGTGTCATCAAGGGTCAGGCGCAGGGTGCCGCTCTTGGTGCGGCCCAGCACAAAGTTGGGGTCGTGGTTGAACAACCCACGCACATCGTCCTGCATCACGCTGTCAAAGGCGCCGGGCTTGATGATCTCGCGAAAGCCGCCGAGGTTTTCGCTCAGGCTGTTGAAGGTGGCGCCGTAGCCGATGATCTTGGCCCCCTGCCCCTCCCCGCCGGGATCGGCCCGCACCTCGCAGCGGAAGAAGCGGCGCTCCCGATCACTGGTTGCTGTTGCTTGGGTCATCTTTAACCTCGTCGTTGGTTTTTTTGTCTTTATCGCCGATCAGCTTGCTCGCGTTGACCGAGACCAGCATCTCGTCCAGTCCATCCTTCTGGTTCTTGTCTTCGAGCAGACGGACCTCGTTGCGGGACATCCAGCCATCGGTGATGGCGTAGTGATAGAACTCGGCCCGTTCTTTGGCGGTGCCGCGCAGCAGACCGGCCAGGTTGAACTTGACGTAGTAACCCGCCCGCCGCTCCATATCCGTGAACAGCTTGCGGTTTAGCTCCTGCTCCCAGCGCACCACCCATGGCATGATGCTGTGGCGCACGAAGTGGATAGCCTGCTCGCTGATGTTGGAGAAGGTCGCCTTCTCCAGGTCGTTGATCATGTGGCTGGGGACGTTGAACAGCCCGGCGATCTCGCTGCGGTTCATCTTCTGGGTGTCGAGGAACTGCGCCTCTTCCGGCGAGATGGTGATCGCCTTGTAGTCCAGATCCCCAGAGAGTAAGGCGGTGCGGCCGCTACCCTTGCCGATACCGCCCTCTTTCCAAGCAGATTTCAGGTTGGCGCGGTGTTGCTTGCCGAGATCGCCAACAGCGTTGGGGGTTTTGTCGATCAGAATGCCGGAGGGGCGACCACCGCCACCGAAGAACTGCGAGCCATATTTCTTGGCCGCGAGGCCCAGGCCAATGGTCTCGGCGTGGTAGCGGATCGGGCTCATTCCCCAGTAGCGGCTGCCGCCAAATCCCTTGATGTGGGCGGCGTCATAGATCGGCAGTGCAAACCAGCGCTGCTCCTGGGCGTCGTAAGCGGGGTAATACCAACCGGAGGCACCCCTGACAGGCTCGCCGATGTGCTCCGGCTCGAACAAATCCAGTTCGATCAGCTGACCACGCCGGTCACGGCGCAACCGGGTGATGGCGTTGCCATTGGTCAGCACCACCTGCTGGGCCTGCTCGCGCCAGTCGTAGCTGGATTGCCACTGGTTGGGCGAGGTGGAGAGCAGGGCGTGGGCAGGATGATCGTTGCCGTCCACCACGTTGCTACCGTCCCGGCGCATTACATGAAGCGGGAGCTGGGCCATGTTGCTCGATAGCCGATGGACACAGGCATAGACCGCCGCCAGGCGCATGGCAGTTTTGGCGGTAACGGCGATGCCGCTGTCAGTCATCGGGGCCAGGCCAAACCATTCGGCCAGCGCCGGATCTGACGAGGACAGCACCTCTGCGCGCGATTCACTACCGAGCAACATCCCGAGCATGGCGGTCTCCCCATCGTTTCAAAATTACCAGGACGACCAGCAGGGCCAGCCCTATCAGCAAGCCACCGACCAGCAGTAGGGCAGGACCGAGGCCATAGGTGAAGTAGGCCCCGGCGCCAATCAGGCAGAGGCCGAGCAGCAGCGCTGCGTCAATCAAGACGCGCATCAGTCGGGTCATAGTCATCATCTGCATAGGGGCTCATAAACTCGCCCTTGTTGAGCATGGCGCGGCCCACGGCCATGATGGCCGCGACGGCGCCGTCGATCTTGGCGTCGCGATTCCCCTTGCGAGGGAACACGTTTTCGTTGGCATCCTCCTTCGCCATGACGTTGGAGATCATCCAGTTGAGCACCGGATTGCCGTCATGGTGCAGGCGCCCGGAGGCGATCGCCGATTCGATCTCCTTCATCGGCGCGCTGAGGTGTGCCGTGGTCTGCGGGATCGCCACCGGCAGCCAGCCGGCCGCCGCGATTTGCTGGGCGAGCTGCGCCGAGTTCCATGGGTCGTGCGGCACCTCGCGGGGCGAGTAGACATTCGCCAGGCCGATCACCTCTCCCCCGATCTCGCCGAAATCTATCTCGGCGCCATCGGTGGCATTGAGGGCCACCCCTCCGCTGTTGTGCCAAGGGGTAGCGATCCACTCCTGATAACGCGCCATGTTGCGGTTGTCCGGATCGTTGACCGTTTCCTCCGGCAGCCAGTGGCGGCTGAACAGGTAGTAATGGAGCTGGCCGTCCGACTCGTAGCGGGCGAACACGATCACCATGGAGCAGACGTCGAGCTTGCTGGCCAGGTCGAGCGAGAACCAGCAGGGGCAACCGATGAAGTCCTCTATCCTCAGCGCCGGGTTGCTGGCGGCTTGCCAGTGGCCGAAGTTGAAGAAGGTGACGGCGGCAGTCGTCCAGACGTTGCAGTGTTTGATCAGGTACTTGGTCTGATTGCGAGCGCTGCGCTTGGCACGTAGTAACTGGGCCGCCAGGTAATCTTCGAACACCGACACGCCAAAATTGGGGTTGGCCTTGCGCAGGGCCTCGATGCTGTAGGGATCATCCCCATCATCCAGGGTGTAGATGAGTGCGAATAGCTCGTCATCGGGTTCGACCCCCGCGAGCATCTTGACGCACTCGTCCCAGAACTGCTTGCAGGGGCCGGTCGGGTCAAAGCCCGCCGTACTGATGACCAGCGTCAGCGGCTGTTCACGGGCCCCCATGCCGGTGTCCATGGTGTCGAACAGCTCGGCGGTGTCGTGCTCGTGGTACTCATCGACAATCGCCAGGTGGGGACTGGAGCCATCGCCGGGGTTACCGATGATGGGTTCAAACACAGAGCCATCCTGGCGCATCATCTTCTTGGCGGCGACCATGACACCGAAATGACGACGCAGGTTGGGTAACTGGTGCGTCATCTGCAGAGCTGGCTTGAACACCTCCCATGCCTGTTTCTCGGTTGTCGCGCCGCAATACACCTCGGCGCCCGGCTCGTTATCGGCGGCGAACATGTAGAGCCCGTTCCCGGCCGCGACGATGGACTTACCATTTTTGCGCGGCACGAACAGAGCCGCCCGCCGAAACCGGCGCAGGCCGTCCTTCTTGCGCTTCCAGCCGTAGACGCAGGCATGAAAGAACAGCTGCCACGGCTCCAGGGTGATACGGCGCTGGGCCAGCGGCAGGCGCCGCCATTTCCCCTTGGTGTGGGGAAGCAGTTGTATGAACTTGCAGGCCCGCTCGCCGGCGGCGATGTCGAACCTGTACGGATAGGCTTTATCCTTGGCCTTCTCCAGATCGTCCAGGTGGCGCTGGCAGGCCTGCCGAACATAGAGCCCGGCGGTGATTCGACCCGAGACAACGTCGCGGGCGTACTTGTTCGCGGCGTTGACATTCGGATTGGCGGCCATGGTCAGAAGGTCCTAAATTCATTGTCCCCCTCGGGGTCGCCGCCTCCGCCACCTCCCATCAGCCGGCGGTAACTGGTCGGGTCCAGACCAAGCAGACTACCGACCCGCACCAGGGTAGACAGCGCATCCTGACGCACAGCGACCGCCGGGTGCTTCTTGATGCCGCTCTCGGTCGGCGTGGTGATCCCGTCCTCCTTGATCATCTTCTTGGCGGTGAGATACAGATCGAACGAGTCGCAATAGGCCAGCACCAGCGGCAGGTGATCTCCGGTGAGCTGTTTGCGGTTGATCAGGATCTTGATGGTCTGCTTCCACAAAGCAGCGGCGGGGGCGGAGTCTTGCAAATCTTCGGGAACCGGGGGCGCCCTGGTGATCAGTTGGTCGGAGGCAACCGCCGGCAGATCTCCGCCAGTCGGGCGGCCTCCCCCTGCGGCTCTTGTCATAAACGCACCTCGTGTGACATCACGCCGCCACCTCAATCGGTGGCCGTGACATCACGCTGGAAAATTTTTCTTATTTCCCGCCCGTGTAAAAATCCCTGGGCGGCGGTACTAAGGGGCTGTCGGCGGTAGGGATTTGACCACCCCCTCCCTGCCTGGCCTGCGCCGCGACTGGATCTCATGGGCTTTTCTGGAGCTCTTGAGGATCCCGCCGGAAAGGGGGTGAAACAGGGTGAATTTGTGAGTTTGCGCAGGTTTTACCTATGTTTGACGGCCTTTAAGGCGCTCTTTCGCCGTCTTAACCCCATGGCAAGGATCACAAATGGACGCCAGATTGCTGGGGTCATCTGTTCCGCCGTGCGCCTTGGCCACCACATGGTCAACGGTGGTTGCCGGGGTGTAGATGCCGAGGGCCAAACAGGTGAGGCACAGATACCCATCCCGAACCAAGATGACTTGGCGCAACTTGTCCCACTCCGAACCGTAACCCCTTTGATGCCTGGACAACCCAGCCTGATACACGGCCCACCCTGAAACGCGGTGAGCCTCACACCGGCCTGACTTGTCATTGGTCAATGCAGCACAGCCACCGGGATGGCGGCAGGGCTTCATCCTTCTTGGTGGCATACACACTCCAGATAGGTTCCGCCCGCTGCTGCTGATGGCATTGCTGCAGGGCGCTAGCATTAGGCGGCGAAGTAAATCAATGGCGATAGGGGTAATTGCTCTCAACAGTGGCACCACGGGAGAGAGTGCCTGTGATGCTGCTTGGGTCAATTACCACCTTTTCAACAGCAACCTGCCTTGCTTGCAGTCGAGATACAGCCGCAAGCAAAGATGCGTGACTAGCCTCCAGGAGACGGGTGGAGCGGCGGAGCTGGAGCAGCAAGTAAACGTTGCAGGCAGCAGTGAACAACATGATGGCGGTCAACATGGCATTACTCCTTTTCACAAAGGCATGGGCTCACCAGGTCGGTTCCCCTCCCTCGCTGTCCTGTTAGGTTAAGAGCCCATGCCTTTGTGTTGAGTGAGGCGCTGGCATCACGGTCGAGCCCAAAGGGTCAATCGTATCTGATGCTGCTTGGTCGCCGGTCAGTCAGCGCCTCGGTACTCATTGCTTGATGCACTCACGCACATCGGTAATCCACAACCTCGCTTTTTGGGGTTTCATATGTAGTGAAAATCCGCGCCTCAACGACCCGTCGAGGACGGGGGGCTGGGGGGAGTACCTTTGACCTGGGGGATGGGGTATTGCGGTAGTTGGGTTAACGGGGTTGAGTCAATGAGAGATAGGCTCTTTCACAGGCTAGTCCTGACGCTCGAGCTCGGTCATACGCTGCTGCCAGCTCACCCGCTCTCTCGTCAGCCCGGCTGAGCAGG